AATACGCACAAGATGATTCTCGGCAGGCACACTGACGACGAAGTCGTTATTGGCCAAGTCCAGTTCTTGGAACTTAATCTTGCTATGCAGCCCCGCCATTTTTCGCGTCAGATGCGTGAGAAAGTGGATGCTGGCCAGATCGGTCTCGAGGATAAGATAACCTTTGTTCGCGCGGTTTATGGTTCTGAGATATCTTTCACTGTTGGGCAATACTTGGGCTTCAGGAGGGCGCAAGTTGAGGATCACGACCTTGAATTTCTGGTATTTCCTCGTGGCAGCTTGTTGGCTTCAAAGAAGATTACTCAGTATTTGCTCACTGATGAGAAATATCAGCAGGCTATTAAGTCTGCAGCGGCGGTGCGCCTGGACGTTATGCACGAGCAAGTTCGTAAAGATACGCGCTATCAAGTGCGTCAAACACTCACCGCGCCTAGTTTTATTTATATGAAGGAGATTGCGTCGGTGAAGCAGAACAACAAGGACGTGCTTTGCTACTCCATGGACACTGAGGTTGGTATGTGTGGAGCACCACTTACCATTGCGGAGAACCGCTATTATGGTGGTAAGTGTTATCTTGGCATGCACATTGCTGGTTCACCAGGCGTTTTTCAGCGCAAAGGGTTTTCAAGCATTGTGACTGCAGAGATGGTTGCTGATGCCCGTAAGAAGCTTGGCATTTTCACTGACAAGTTGGTTGAGGACATCGCTGAACGCGGTGTTGACTTAACCATGGAGACTGAGGAACAAGCTGGTTTGAGTGTTGGCGGCGGCCTTATCAAAGGCAGTTTCACCTATTTGGGCAAGGTTGATAAACCTATATCATTGAGCCCAGATTCCAAGCTCAAGCTTTCTCCAATAGGTGAGCTTGAGCTTTTCGGACCCAATCCGCAGCGGCCGGCACATTTGCGCCCCTTCTTTAATGATAAGGGTGAGAAAGTGTCTCCCATGCTTCAGGGCCTTGAAGCTTACACCACACCTTTGGATTATCGGCAAGTCCCTAATCTTGAGGCTATCGTTTCGCTTGCCACTAAGCCG